TTCCCATCTAGTAGTAGAATCTTCACAACTGAGTCTATTATGCAGATGGTGTATAAATGTATTATCTTTTAAATATATACCAATATGATTAATTTGTCTACTTCCAACAGCATATAGAAGTATATCCCCAAACTGTGGGGCAGAATTAATTTCTTTAAACCCAAGAGCTGCATAAGTATGATTTATGTAATGAGGGTTCCAGCTCTGCCAGTCTGCAGGTCTAGGGTGTGATCCTAAATCTGTAGCAAAATTTGTAAAATAAAAATCCCTGGCCAGCGTAAAACAATCGTCTACATTAGCAATGTACTGTTTTCCAAGCTCCACTGTACAGCGAGCAGTTCCGAACCAAAGCACCTCACTTACAGAATCCCCGTCTGCGTGAACTATTCCCCAAGGCATACAATTAGATGCTTGGCCTAACATATCTTCGTGCGAAGGTGTTCTGGGATCATCTGTAAACCGATTCATTGTGTGAGAATGGATTAGGGAATAGTTCTTTAAATTGGCTAATCTGAAAGAATCTGCTTCTGAAAGCTTAAAGAAATTAGCAGGATCTTCTGCTATATTCTCAAGAGGCTGGAAAACTTCATCAACTACTATACCTACAGCTTCCTGTGGGTAGCAAGTCAATACATGCTGCTTAAACTCTTCAATATTTTTCATCTTGCTCTCACTAAAGATACGCCAGGAAAGTTAGGTGTTAGAACGCCAGGATCTCTAAGAATCTGCTTCCGAGGCAGTTTAAGTCCTGGCCTATCCAGCGGACTAGACATTTCATACTGTAAACCCTGCTTAGACCCAGAAACTTTTCTGGTAATTACCCAAGTATCAGTTGGATAGTGCATATTTATATTTGGGAGGCTTCCAGCATCAGTAAATTTAAAATAAGTTCTCCAGCGAGTTATCTGCATACCTTCCAAATTCCCTACTACGTTTACAGCAGCTAAGAAAAACTTATTTAAATTAGATACTGATAATTGAGGTCTATTTGGAGCAGTTCCGTCTCCACGAGAATCAATACCAGTAACTTCAAAAGGAGCTGGATAATAACTATTGGTTCTCCATATAAGAGGCAGTACTCCACCACCTGTTGGGGTATTTGTAAAATACAGAATACTCCCCCCGATATAAGAAGAATCAAAATCAAACAGTTCTAAATAACTGTCAGGATTTAGTTTATTACCTTCTGTTATTATTGTATCAGTCATATCAAGTACCCAAATCAAAACACTGAGTTATTGTAAAATTGTACTCCCAGGAAGTTTTATGAATCATTCTAGGTCTTTCAGAACCTTTATCTATTCTCCACTTCTTTGGTACAGTTTCTCCTAGCGGTGTCCAGGTAAACCAGACATCTGAACCTACTAGATTTAGAAAAGCTTCCATGGTTGCAATATTAGCAGCTCCAGTAATTGGGGCCATTTGAATATCCCATTTTGCAAATCTGCTATTTAAACCATCTTTAGCATACTGCCCAAAACCATTCCCAAACTGAGCAGATAAAATTCTGTTATCAGGTCGCTTAGAAGAGTTTCTAGTTACTTTATTTGTAAAAGGTAAAGTTGGCGCTGTCATAATAATCCCCTAGAAGTTTGCTGCCATTGTAGTTTGGTTAAGAGTAGCCCCAGAACGAGTAGAATTTGCAATTTCAGAAGTAATCAAAGTCTTGAGCTGTTGCTTAATCGAATCCCCTATTGCTTTAGCCTGATCTGTTGGTGTAGCGTTTTCTTTCTCTTGCAGTGTAATGTTTATAGAACCTATATTTACACCCCCACTAGAACCTCCACCAGAAGTTTTAACACCAAGCTTTCCATAAGAATCTCTGGCTAGTGGTAAAATTGCTTCAGGCCCATTTTCCCGTAGTGTACCTTTCTGCCCACTAGCAGTTCTAAAAGACTGCATACTGCTTCCTAAGTCAGGAATACCCCCACTAGAAAACTGAACCACATTACCTTTTTCACTTGGGTAACTGGTTGTCCAGAAACTTGAGCTATTAGAAGAGCTAAAGGTGTCAGAAAAAGTAGAAGAATTAGCTGCACTAGCACCATAAGCCCCAACAACAGAAGAAGCCGTATCAGAAACTAAACCTAGTATCTGCTTAGCCATTTCCTGAGCAGCAATATCCGCTAAGTTTCTGATAATTCCTTGAGCAAAAGAATTAAAAGCTTCCTTAGCAGAAGATGTTCCAGATATAAAAGCTGAAAAACCTTGAGCAAAGTTATCAGTAAATATAGTTTTAAACCTTTGCCCGAATATCCCAAGCTCTCCTGAAAAAGCCTTAAGCTGTGCTTGGGAATTTTTAATAGTCTGATCAGTTTGGGGGTTAGCTCCAGGTACACCCATTAATTTTTTCTCTTTCTCCACTACTGCAGTTAGCTCAGTGTAAGCTTGTCGCCTTGCCTTGTCAATTTCAATTATTCCTTGCAGTTCTGTTTTAGCGCCAAGTTTTACATCTGTATTTATCTGTAACTCTAAATCAGCTAATTGTTGTCGTATAATTTTTTCTTCTTGAAGTAGTGTATTAAGCTCTCCTTGAACTGCTACGCCAGACCGCATTGTAGAAATGTGCTCAACTTCCTGCTGTGCGATAGTATCACCAGCAGCAGCTTCTTGTTTAAACATTTCTAACTTATCTTTATGAGCTTTATCAAAAGCCCCAACCATAGATTGCTTTTCTTTCCCCTGAAAACTTAAATACTCTTCTTGAGACTCTTTTAAAGCCTCTGAATACTTCTTTTGTGCATCAGCCATCTGATTAGTTAAAGAAGCCCTTTCCTTCAATTCTTGGCTATTCGTTGCAGCTTTTTGCTTATTAAGCTCGGCAATTTTTACAATATCTTTTTCCTGAAAGGCTACTCTAAGCTCTTCATCCAGCGCTTGCCGCTGTAAACGCAAATCTTCAGCTTGTAGAGATTTCTTTTTACTATAATAAGCAGATAAAGAGATCTCATGCCTACCATATTCCCCATCAACCTCAGTAAGTTTGCCTGCAAGTTCTCCTCTAGCTGCTGAAATACTGGCAACTATATCTTTATACCCAGCTTGTACTGCACTCTTGTGTTCTCTAAGCGCTGTACTAGCTCCTTTAGCTCCAGCAGTAGCAAGTTGTTTATTGTAAGCTTCTACTGTATGTAGCTCCTCGGCTCGCCAACCCGCTTCAATATCTGAAAGGGTTTTTCTAGCAAGTTCAGCTTGTTTTTTCTGCTCCTCTGTAGCTTTTTGAGCAGGTAACCATTTAGTAGGTGGTCTATCTTGCCCATCAGCTATAAGCTGAAGCTGTCTATCTTTGTTAGCTTTATTCTGCTCGTCATACACACTTTTAGCCCGCTCTTTCATTGCGGCTAAACTTGTAGCATGTTTTAATCTGGCTTGTCTTGCATCAGAAGCATCTTTCTCTCTTTCACTAAGAGCTGCTACATTAACCGCAGCTTCTTTAACTTCTAACCCCTGTCTAGCAGCTTGTTTAGCAAAGGCCAACTCTATTTCTGCTTGTTTCTTCTTTCTATCAAGTGTATCAGTTAGTTCTGCATTATCGGTAAAAACACCCATACCAAATGGGGTAGCTTTATTAACATTAGCCATTACAGCTTGACTTTCTTTAACCTGAGCTAGGATAGCTTTTGCTTTTTTAACATCTGGATCATTTTCAATATCAAAAGTCATCTGCTCATCTTTAGACTTTTCTTTTTCAGATGCTCTGCGGGCTTTAGTTATATTATCAATAGTCTCAATAACCGAAGCAGCCTCATTCTTTAAACCATTAATATGAAAAGCAATTGCTCCAAGACCTGTAAGTAATGCGGTAGGTGCGGATAAGAATAATAAACTTCTTTGCAGCATTATAGCTTGAGAACTAACACCAGCTAGAGCCGCTTCGGAAGCAATGGCTGCTGAAGTAGTAGCTAGAAATCCCGCAGCAGTTTTTGCCAAGGATATTGCCAGTAATGAAAGGCCTCCACCAACTAACAAATTTACAGCTTCACCAAATTTATTCTGCCCATTCACTGCAGCTGTTAAATAATTACCGAAACTTGTAAGAGCTTTAGTAGCTGCAACCATTGGGCCAGATGTGCCTTCATATATAGCCTCACCCAGATGTATAAAGCTTGTTTGCATTCTGC